TTTAACAGTACCGTAGCAGGCAATGCTTCTTATTCAGGAACTCACAACGCAGCAGATTTAAGAAATCCGACTCTTACAGTTACTTTCAATAACAATCCAACACCGATTGCCGTACAAAACATTGTAGTAAATGATGCTCAAGAGTTAGTTAAAAATGTTGCTAAAGAAATTAAAAAAATTGAGGTACCTAGAACTACTGAACCCAAAATAAAAATAGCAATTATTCAACCAGTTAAAGTCAAACAACAAATTAAAATAGAGCCGGTACCTGTTACGGCAGTAGCTGTAGAAGAAAAAAAAGAAGCACCTGTTGTAATCGTTAATCCAATGATTGAAATCATCCCGGAGGATAAACAAGAAAAACCTGCTGATATAGCATCGTCAATTATTGAAGAAACAAAAGACGAGGTTCAAGAAGAGTCTAATCAAGAAACCAAAGAAAAGCCTAAAGAAGAAGTTAAAAAAGAAACCAAACTAACAAAGAAAGAGGTAAAAAATGTACGGAAAGAAAATGAAAAGCAACCTAAAAAAGAAGTTAAAAACAAACAAGAAAAAGAAAAAGAAGTAAAAGCTAAAATTTTAACTAAAGCAATTAATAAAGTAGATTTGCAAATAAAAGATATTACAAAAAATTTAGAAACCAAATCTATTTTAAAGTTAGCTGCTATTGAAAATTTGAGTGTTTCTTTAGAAGCATATAATCAAGCAGTATTTTACAAGCCACAAAATATTTACAATAGTCAAGCTTATACAGACAACAGGCTAATTTATGACAATGTAAGTTTAGTTAATTATATTGAAAGAGATCCTATCAATATTCAAAATCAACTATTACAGGATATTAAATTAGAAAAACAAAAACTATTAATAGAAATAAGACAATTAAAAAACGGATAAAGACATGAAAAAATTAACAGATAATTTGGCAAGCATTGCTGCACTGATTGGAGTTTTAGGTACTATTACAGCAGGAGCAATTAAGTATGGAGAGGTAATGCAAAGACTAGAGGATATATCTACACCTGATTTAAAACCCATTGAAAAATCTGTTGCTCGTATAGGCAATAAAACAAATAAAAACAAAACTGATATTGCTATTGCGAATAAAGAGATTGAGCTATTAAAGCTTCAATTAAGAGAGATCAAAGCTAGCAACAATCCTTTGGGTGGCTAATGGCGGAAGCGGAGGGATTCGAACCCTCGTTAGGAGTTACCTCCTAAGACAATTTAGCAAACTGTTGGTTTAAGCCATCTCACCCACGCTTCCACACTTTTTGTCAAAACCTTATAAACCTTATTAAAATTGTATTCTACATGAAAAAAAGTAGAAAAAAAAAGAGCATAAATATTCAATGTAAATGCGATTGGTGCGGTACAAATACAAACATATTTGTCGTAAATGCTGAGCGTAAAACTTTTTGTTTGCATGGATACATTGGTCATGAACCTACCAAAGATTGTATGTCTGAGTACCTTAGATATAAAACTTCAATAAAAAATGCCTAAAAGATAATCCCACTTTTGGTAACACACCTATAAATTTCCCACCTAAAAACAAATCAATTTCATTTATTTTTTGTAAAAAAGTTACTTAAATGTTACATAGCTATCAAAAATGTAAGGTTTTATTAGCTAACTTAAGCATTTACTTCCGTTTGCTAAATGGATAATTAAGTAGTCAAGAGTTGAATATGAAAACTATTGATTGCATAAAACCTACCTTTACTTGTTTTTCCTTGATGGGAAAATCACAACATACAATCAATGTTTTACTTAAGATGTTACTAAAAAGTTACTTGGTAACATTCAAAAAGTATGTCCGTTTTTCTCAACTAGAAAAACTTGAATATCTATCTCAGCTCTTTAAACAAATAGGAGATGCTGATGCCAAGAACAAAAATAACTGAAAGAAACAACCATTGGGTTTTGCAAGTTGAAGATGAGAACGGTAAGTACAAACAGATCTTTAAACACAAACTCAAATCCAAAGTAAATCATAAAAGAGCGGAGGTTCAAGCTAGTGCTATTAATGTTAAAGCAGAAATAGACAGAAGAACTTTTGTTTCCGTTTATGAGGAGTTTGCAAATCATAAAATTAAAATTGCCTCACATCCTAACTCTGGAATGAGACTTAAATCTGTAAAGCATTATTTGGCGCACTACAAAAATTACATTAAGCCAAATTTTGATTCATCGGTTTTATTAAAAAATGTCAATCCAGCTTTGATGGATAGCTTATTTTTAAAACTTAGAGCTTTAGGATGTTCATGGATTTTATGTAAAAATGTTTTAGACACTTTTCATGGATGTTATAAATATGCAATCGAGGAACAGTACATTGATGCTGTTAGTGCAGGCCATGTCTTGATATATAAAGTAAGATCAAGACCATCTTTAAAACCTCAAGATGAGAGCGAAACTAAATCTAAAAAAACCGTTATGGCTTCTTTGGAAGAATGTAAAAGTATTATTAAATATTTTTATCCGGGAGACCACAATTCGGATCCGCAAAAATGGTTACGATTTTCATCCATTTCAGCTTTAGTATTTTGTGGCTTTAGATTATCAGAGCTACGAGGCTGGACATGGAGTTCCATTGATTTCAATACACAAAAGTTTGCAGTAGATCATACAGTTGTTGGATCTGAGTTTAAGAAACAGACCAAAGCTGATGGTAGCCACAGACTTAATAAGCTGCATCCAGTCTTATTTGAAATATTAAAAAAATGGAAAAAAATCCAAATGCAACATTTTTATCCTAGAGCTTCTAAATTTGTTTTTCCAAGCTTAAGAAATATTGGATCTGTTGTTCCTATTGCTGATCGAACTTTAACTGATTGGTTAAATAAATGTTATCACGATTTAGGCTATGCTGAAATTGAGATACAAAAGAACAAGACGGGAGATACTATCTTAAGAACTAAGGTATTGTGGTCCAAGTTCAAAGGATGTCCGACTAAGACTTTTAGACATTTTGCATCTACTTCTTTGTTGAATGCTCAAGCTAGTAATCCAACTCTTGATGACAATTTTATTAAAAACTATATTGGCCATCAACAGATCAAAACTACTAGAGAGATCTATGGAGATCATAATAACTTAAACACAACTAACGAACACGAACAACAACAACAAGATAGCTTAGCAAAAGCTATTCCTATCACTTACAACTAAGGTGTATGAGGTTATGGAGGCTGCAAGATTGCAGTCTCCGAGCTTCTATGACGGTTTTTAGACTAAAAAATAAAGCACCAAGTAACAACAATTTAGAAAAATATACAAAAACAAAACCAATAAAATTAATGGGTTTTTATTATCTACAGACATAATCAAAACTAAATGGTTCTAAAATAGATTTTAAAGCATTGTAATGTTTGTCGCAAAAGCTAGCTTTAGGAGCATAAGCTACGCCTGTTGAAACAATAATAAATACCAATATCCAAAACAACTTCATTTCTTCGCTTTAAGGTTTTCAATTTGTAAATTTTTTACTTGCAACTCATCGTTTAAAAAATCTTGAGTTTTTTTTAGCTGCTCAATACTAGATTGCAGCTCTGCTATGGTAATGGCAGCTTTTCTACATTGCAGTTGCAACAGTTTTTTTTGTTTAATTAACTGGTCTTTATCAACTAATGTATTAAAAAATTTACTATTAGTCATGGTCTGGATAATGTTGTTGCAACGGATCCGTTGGGTTATCCTCTTGTATGGTCAAGCCGCTTTCCTTTGCTATTTCAGCTTTAGTTTCCTTAATCTGTTCTTTTACAAAATCTTTAGCTGTTTCTAATTTGCTAGTTAATTCTGGAAAGTTTCCGGGATAAATTCCATATAAATATAAATCATTTATAGCAGTTGCTACCCTTGATAAGCCTCTGTACCGTTTAGCCAGTCGATCCATTCTATAATCCATTGCTTCTCTCTCCTTTTTTTATTTTGTAATTTCTTTTTATGATTTTAAATTCTTTAACTTCGCAGTTAATATTTATTGCATTCTCTCCTTTAATTGCATTTTCTTCATTTTCAAATTCTTCGGTTACAATTAAGTCTGCAATAGCTTTCGTTTCTTTTATTATATTTTTGCTCATTGGATATGTTCAGATTTTTTAAAAATAATAGCAGTACTAATTTGCTCAATCATATGCTCAGATGTAATTTGATCTAAGCTTACAAAAAACAATTCAGAACAAACCTTTTTTAAATTTTCAACCGATATTCTATTTTTACCACTTTCGTACTTATTAACCTGTTGATGAGTTACGCAAAGAAAATTTGCTATATCATGTTGTTTTAAGTTTTTTAGCTTTCTTAAATACAAAATATTTTTACCTAGTATTTGGTCAAACCTTATTTTTTCTTGTATAGACATTTTATTTTCTCCACATTTATTTTAAAAAATTGTTTGCACTGATCTTGCCATCCTTGCATATTTAAACTTGCTGATTTTTCAGCTGTAATAAAAAAACACTCAGGATTCATTTGTTTAAAAACATTGTCTTGTCTTAAAAAGAAGCTAGGTAAATTGTTTTGTTTTTTTAAAAACCAATTCGTATCGTTAATTTTGTGTATTGGACCATCCTCAATAAACGATTCAAAGTTATAGAATGATCTATAATTAAAATCTCCTGCTTTTCTGGTCATAGCTTTAACACCTGTATTTCTATTTCTAGTTTTGATATTTTTTCAGCAAGCTTTGAAATTAATCTCTTATTAACTATTTCGGAAAAGCTCATAATCTCTCCAAACATGGCCAGATCGACAATATCTTCTGATACAAATTCGTATGTATCCCACTCATTGTTAGACAAAGTGTAATTCAAAACCGCTTCCGTAACTGATTTTCTAACTTCTAATCTCGCTATGGATCTATCCATAGGAAATGGAATTACATTATTTTTTTGGCTCATGATTTTTTTGCATTAAGTTTGCTTGATACAAATAATTTTCTGCATCATCGTAATTGTCTTGTTTGTAAGTTTTTCTAGTTCGTATAAGTTTAGCTGCTACATACATGGAAGAAACTAACCAGCCGGGTATAGGATTTTTTAAGCCAAGTAGAGCAGACCACATTTGACCAATAGCGTTCATATTGTTTTCAAATGAGCCATACTCTAGCTCTTTGGCTTTTCTTATTTTTTCTAATTTAACTTCTTGGCTTTCCATGATTTTTTGCAAATTCTTTGTAAGCTTCGCCGATAAAAAAAGATGCAGTCTTTGCTAAGCTTTGCGGCATCTCAAACCTTTTGTCTGACATCTCCATTAATTTTTTGTACGCCTCAATGGGAATGGCAATAGATTTAAACTTATCAGTATCCATAATTATTTTTCAAATTGTGTTGGATCAAATGATGTTGGATCACTAACAGGTATTTCTTCCGTAGGAGCTGCTGCTCTTGGCATATCTGTATATTCTTCCAATCGGTGCAACCAAAAATATTCTTTTCCTTTTTCCATCTTTCCATCTCCAGTAGCTATTGCTCTATAAGCACCTACTCTTAATTTCATTCCGGGTTTCACATTGTCTGGTGCAATAATGCTGCCTTTTAAATCGTAAGCAGATGATTTTTCTTTGTTTGTATTGGGTACTAAAATCCCAAGATTAGATTTACTTTCCGCCATTTTGTATTACTCCTTTGGTTACAAGTTTATTTTTGATCTCGGTAAAATCAGTAATAAAATCTTTGTAAGCATCTGGATTGGATGAAGATAAAGATTTCATGTCTGTTTGATTTTTAGTTAGCCAAGACTTGTACTGCTCAGTGGATGTAACCTGTTCCAACTGTTTCAGTGCAATTCGTAATGATCCATCTATTGCATTCGAAACCTCTCCAGCAGAAGCCACAGCTGTTCCTGCCAATCCTAAATTAGCCAACATACGGCCAACTGCTCCAGTTTCGCAGTTTTCTACATGAGATGTTTTGTTTATGTGTGAGCTGTTTTTTACTTCTTCTGCAATTCCTGTAGCTACATGTTTGCCACTAATGTATCCATCGCTTTGGATAATAATTCTATTGTCGTCTAAATGTTTTATGGAATTAACAATATCTAACTCCGATCCCAAATGTTGTCTTGCATAATTTAATCTTAAAACAACTTCTGCATAACTTTTTCCATGAAAGTTTTGCTTTCCTTGTTTTTCATTGGCAAAGTTTTTTTTAAAATCTAATATTGCTGCATTTAATTTACTCATTATCTCTCCTTTATTGGTTCCATAATTGTTTAGCTTTACTCAAATACTCATCTCCGATATTCCAATAAAACCGATGATCCCATCGAGGATCTATATCTAAAGCGAGTTCTTGAATAATTTTTTGCTTATCTTGAAGATGCAAATAACGATTTGCTAATCGTTCATGTCTTTTAAAAACTTTAATTAATTGATTGTAAAAAAACTCAATTCTTGGACTTTGTAAATCCACATGATCTGCGGCAGTAAATAATCTATGGTCATCTTCGGTTACATATAAAAGATATGGATTAGCAAATTTTTTTACAAAACAATAAAATGATAATTGCAGTATATGCGCAAATTTATCGGCGGGAGCAGATGGTAAAGACGCTTTTTTCCAAGATCTATTACCATCCTTTTTTATTTTGCCGGGAGTTTGCCAGCTACTCTTAAGTTCCAAAACGCAAAGACGGCTAATTTTCCCTACTTTTTCATGGAACATCAAGTCTGCTCTGCCGATTGTAGGCATAAAAAGATTATTATCTTGAGAGGTAATTTCTTCTTCGCCTACAATTTCTTTATTGCGATCAATATCAATGCTCTCTATTGCTTTAAAACCTTGAGCGACAGTTGCAGGTATTGTCTCTAAAAAATGATCTTTTTTTAATTGGTCTGTTTCATTAACAGGTGTGTGATTTTTAAATTTTTCAATAGCTTTTTCTAAAGACTGTTCTTTAGTTAATTTTTCATTAGCTATTTTTACAAATGCTTTAGTAAGCCTGTTATATCTCCAAACATAATCGCAAAGATGGTCTTGAATAGCATCTCCTGTAGCAATTCCAGCTTTCATATTGGCGTTAGTGTCAAACTTAGATCTATCTGAACTATCGCAATTTATGTATCTAAAAAACCATGCTCCATCTTCCATGTTTTGACTTGGGGAATGATGAAACAATCCTAAGAACTTGAACGGGTTATCGGTAACTTCTGACAAGGGATCTTGTATGATTTTCTTTGCTTCGCTCATACAAAATGAAATATTCTTATATTAAAAAATATGATACGGCACTTTTCTTTAGTTTGTTAAGTTTGGGAAGTTTCTTAATTTAGGCTTTTTTCTGAGTTTCCTTAGTTTTCTGATTTGAAAAACTAATAATATTTTGTTCGATATAATCAAGCACCCATTGTCTGCGATATAAAATAATATTCTCATCTTTAAAAAAAACTGGTCCACGAAGCTTACCAGATTGCAAACTCTCTTCACGAAGATAGGATAGAGTTTCTATTGGTATTCCAAATTCTCTACTTACTTTAGCTGGCTTCAACATTTCAATTTTCTGATGGGGTAAATACTCTTTACTCATTAGATTTTAAAATCTTTAAAATAGGTTTTATTTAGATACGAACCTTTTTTTAATCTACTTAATTGCCAATTTACATAATCAATCATTAATTCTTCACTTGGTCTGATGTTTTTAATTTTTTTACAAATTTGCGATTTATGAGGTTTCATTTGTATAAAATAACCAGCTTCCAAACATTCTTTAACAGTTACATCTATAGTTTTTTTGCTGATATGCATAAGCTTAGACAGTCTTTGGGAGTAAATAGCAGAACCTTTTGCTGATCCGTAAATCACATGATGCAACAACATCCAACGCCATTGATAAGTAAAAAAATATTTTAAAGTTGGGTGTTTTTTTAAAAAATTAAATTTAGATACTTCTTTTAAAGCTAATTGCGTTATTAGAGAACGAATTTTACTTGGATAGTTTTTTTCTGGTACTTTGACAAAAGCAAACTTTGCTTTCGTTCTTTTCATTCTTCCAATTTCTTTCATGGGATTATAAGATCTAAATTTAAGTAACAACTCAAGTGGTAAAAATTACAACAATTAAAGGTTGTATGCAAAAATTACATACATTAAAATTAATAATTAAGTATTGCAGATCTATCTCCAAGCACTAGGAATTTATATAACATGGCGAGAGAAATTTATTGTAATTCTGTAACTTTTAGCAAATATTCTTTATGGCATAGGCAGCTCCATGCAGGAGTGGCCATGATCGATTGCGATAAAATCTGCATATGTATAGCTTGTAATGAGCCTCTTTTTTTAGCTGAATTGGTTATGGATGTCGGACAACAATACAAAAAAGGTCATACTACTACTAAGAAATTGGCTATTAAAGCCAACATTCCAGCTTATATTATTTGGTACAAAGTAGAGAATGACATCATAAAAAGCTTTAAGGTTAAGCGTATTGCTCCCACATATCAAAATGGTTACGATTCAAAACCGATTGATTACCATCCAGATCAATGGCTACAATACTTAGAACATAAGCAGGTAGAGCATTATCCAGAATGTACCCGGAAAGATATTTTTTTAACAAAAATCAAATCATTAGAAGTTACAAATAGAAACGCTTATGCGCCAATTCTATCTTAGTGATCCAAAAGTATTTGAGCTGGACTTAACATTGTTTGAGTTCAAGCTTTATAATTACCTTTGTAAAAACTACGATTTGAAAAGACTAACTCCATATGTTCGTATGGTAGATGCTGCTGATTACTTTGCGGTTCCGTTAGATACTATTAAACAATCTTTAAACCGATTGACTTACAAAAGCATAAATTACAAACCATTAATTACACACAAGAATTTTACTTATTTTGATATGCCAAGATACAAACAGTTCTTGGAAAGCATACAATTTAAAAAGAATTATTCCGGATCTGGATATAAAAAAACCGAAATGAATGTTCGCAGATACAAATACGGAGCGTATGAATAGTCTAGTTAAAATCTTTGAAGAACAGATAGCAACTCAAGCATATGTGGTTATGATACTTAGTGAAGCTGCACGCACAGAACGCTATTTAAGCAAGCCTAGAGCGCCAAGACAGCCGTTAATGTATGACCTGTTGCCAGACTTATCTTATCTCAAAAATGAGCATGGTTACTACAAACCTAAGATGGTACTGAGAGCATCTCCACGACAGATACAGAGATGGGAGTTTGCTATCGAATGCTTACTCATGATTAAAGAAGATGTAACAGAGGATCCTATTTTTGCTAGACAGCTTGTTTGGCTACGAGCTAATAATTACAGATGGACAGAGCTTGGAAAACATTTTGGCTACCATCGGAACACAATCAAAAACAAATATATTAGAATCTTAGATCGTCTTTGCCAGAAAATAAAAAAAGAAACTAAGCTTGACGACTTGAGCAAAATTCTCTATTTAGTTTGATATCCTTAAGTTATCATTACATCTAAAATAATATTAAAATCTTAATCTTGAACATCTATCATTCTTGGTATAATAGACCATTAGTCTTTTAACCGTACATGTACGGATTTCAGTTTATCAATGTTAAGTTTTTATTATCCAAAAACCGAACATGGCAGCTAGACACAAATACCGTTTGCAATGTCAAACAATCAACAAACAAAATAAACTACCTTGTAAAGCATCCGGGATCTTAACTAAAAAAGGTACGATCCGTTGCCGAATACATGGAGGCTGGAGTACCGGAGCTAAGACCGTTGAGGGTAAAGCACGATCATTAAAGAATTTAAAACAATATAGACATGACACAGAAACTAGAACTGACACCACAGATCACGACAGAGATTGAGACTCTGCTTATGAACGGAACTCCATTAACTTCCATTTGCAAGACCAAAGGTTCTCCATCGTTATCCAAAGTGTATGAATGGATTAGAACAGACAAAGCATTTGCTGAGCGTATCTTGACAGCTCGTAGGATTGCAGCACAGACATACTTAGACAAGATGATTGAAGAGCTGGAGGGTGCGAACAACCAGAACATTACAGTAGTGAGAGAGAAGCTACATCATTACAGATGGATGAGTAGTAAGCTGATACCTATCTATGGAGACAAGGTAGAGCAGAAGATAGATCAACGCATTGAGATTAATTGGAATACATCAGACGATACAGATGTCATAGACTTGGGTAGTAGAGACATGACAAACAAAGGCTCGCACACGACATGAGGTACGGAAATAGTTAAAGGAAGTCAAAGTGTTACCATACCTGTTACTATTTTGTAATTAAGCTTTGGTTTTCCTAGCTAGTCATGCCGATTAGTTATCGGACTCCATTATTTTGCAGAGCATTTATTTATTTTTATTGAGGTACTATACCCCCGAATCGCTAGCGCATAGTCTTATACATATATTACCCATCAGTAAGACAAACAGACAGACATATGAAAACAAAAAGAACTATCACTGGTTACTATTGGAACGGAAAAAAACTCATTACCCTGTATGCCAAAAAAGCCTAAGAAGAAATATAAGAATGTTACCGCCATCAGTTTTACGACTTCTTATCCAGAACTAATTATTAGCTTCTCGGGTTTTGAGCGTGAGAATGATTGCTTAGAGTTTTTAGACTTAGTGTTTCAAGGCTTGGATATGCAGCACCATAAAATTACGGAACCAGTAACCTTACATTAATGAAGATTACAATACCTTATACGCCAAGAAAACAGCAGGCGCATATTCATAAAGAATTAGATAAGTATCGCTATGCTTTACTCTGCTGCCACAGGAGGTTTGGCAAAAGTGTGATGGTTATTAATCATCTTATTCGCAGTGCTTTGACTAACAAAAATCATGCACCACGACTAGCATACATAGCGCCGACTTATTCTCAGGCTAAGAAAATTGCTTGGGATTACTTAAAATTTTATACCGAAAAAATACCCGGCGTAAAATGGAATGAGTCTGAACTTAGATGTGATTTACCAAACGGAGCTAGGATCAGCTTACTATCTAGTGAAAATCCAGATTCTATTCGTGGAATCTATTTAGATTTATGCGTGATCGATGAAGCAGCTCAGATTAATCCTACCTTGATAGACGAGATAATTACGCCAGCTCTATCGGATCGTAAAGGTAAAATGATTTTAGTAGGTACGCCAAAAGGAATGAATAATCTTTTTTATGATTACTTTCAAAAAGCGCAAGGAAGCGATGCTTGGTTTTTATATAAAGCAAAAGCTTCTGATACTGGAATTGTAGATGCAGAAGAATTAGAGGCGGCCAAAGAAGTTATGGGAGAGAGTAAGTATTCCCAAGAGTTTGAGTGTTCTTTTATAGGAAACATACAAGGTTCTATTTATGGAGAGCTTGTTAATCAAATAGAAGATAAAAAACAAATCGGCAGCGTTCCCTATGATCCAGCTTATCCTGTTTCAACTTCATGGGATCTCGGCTATGGAGATGCTACCGCTGTTATATTCTTTCAACAAGTTAATCATTCATTACACATTATTGATTACTACGAAAATAATAATGAGCCACTGCCACACTACGCAGAGGTATTAAAGGCAAAGCCATATATTTATAAAACTCATTATGGTCCGCATGATTTGGATCAGACGGAGTTTAGTTCGGGTAGAACTAGAAGAGAAGTAGCTTATCAATTAGGAATTATTTTTAGAGTAGCACCAAGAATTTTATTAGAAGATGGAATACACGCAGTTAAAATGATTTTGCCAAGATGTAAAATCGATAGTGATAAGTGTTCCAAATTACTTATTGCTCTTCGTCATTACCATAGAAAATTTAATGATAAGGAAAGAGTATATAAAATAAAACCAGTTCATGATTTCAGCTCTCATCCAGCAGATGCCATGAGATGTTTAGCAACAGCTTTACAAGACGATACAACAAACAATTTGATCCGACAGCGAGAAGCTGAAAGTTCATACAACATATTATAGGAAAAAAAATTATGGGATTTTTAATGCCAAAAGCTCCAGCAATGCCACAGATGGTAATGCCAGAAGTAAAAGATGTTCCAAATTATGAAGATGAGGAAAGAAAACTTACCGAAGCGAAAGAACTAAAAGAAGCTACACGAAAAAGAAAAGGTAGAAGATCTACTATTCTTACAGGCGCCGATGGTTTGAATGCTCCTACGGATGAAGAACTAACTAAAAAAACTTTATTAGGAGGATAGTATGGGAGGATTTACAAAAGCGATAGGGAAAGGTTTTGCTTCGGTAGCTGTTAAAAAAGCTCCAGAAGTAACCCCACCAAAAGTTTCTCAAGATATTCAAAAGGCTGCTGTTAAAGAAGCATCTTCTGGACCAACAGCTGTAGAGATGTCTGAGGATTCATTAAAAACAAAGCGTAGAGGAAGAAGAGCTACCATCTTAACTGGACCAGAGGGATTAGGAACCTCATCTACTTTAGGTAAAAAAACTTTATTAGGAGGTTATTAATTATGAGTTTGTATAAAAATATTAATAAAAGAAAAAAGGCAGGAACTTCAAGATCAAAGAAGAAATCAACCATCTCTGCCAAAGCTTACAAAAATATGAAAGCTGGTTTTCCCAATAGCAAAAAAAATAAAGCTAAAAGAAAAAGAAAAAAATAAATGCAATCAGAAGAATACAGAAAACTAGCATCCGAATTAAAAGATAATTTGTCTAGGCTTATGGAGCGTAGATCTAATTTTGAAAGTCATTGGCAAGAAGTTGCCGATTATATGCTGCCAAGAAAAGCAGACATAACCAAACAACGATCTCGAGGCGATAAGCGACATACATTAATTTATGATGCTACTGCCATACATTCTTTGGAGTTATTGGCCAGCTCCTTACAAGGCATGCTGACAAGCTCTGCTAACAGATGGTTTAGCTTACGATTTAAAGAAGCGGAGTTAAATAATAATGATGAAGCTAGAGAATGGATGGAAAGCGTTATTGATAAAATGTATCTTGCTATTTCCAGATCTAATTTTCAACAAGAAGTATTTGAATGCTATCATGATCTAATCGCTTTCGGAACTGCTTGCGTTATGATTGAAGAAGATCAAGAAGATATTGTAAAATTTTCATCCAGACATATTAAAGAATTGTATATATCTGAAAATGCAAAAGGGTTTGTAGATTGTATTTATCGTAGATTTAAAATGTCTGCCAAAGCAGCGGTAGAAAAATTTGGAGCCGATAATGTAAGTAAAGAATTATTAAACCTCTACAAAAAATCTCCCTTTGATGAGATTGATTTAGTACATGTAGTCAAGCCTAGAGATATTTACAATCCTAGAAAATTAGACAAAAAGAATATGCCTTTTACATCTATCTATTTTGAGATGGAGACAGGACACATTATTTCTATCGGTGGGTTCAGAGAGTTCCCTTATGTCATTCCAAGATATTTAAAAGCTTCGAATGAAATCTACGGCAGATCGCCGGGTATGAACGCTCTTCCTGATGTTAAAGTACTTAACAAGATGGTAGAAATTGGACTAAAAGCGGCACAGAAACAAGTGGATCCACCGCTCTTAGTACCAGACGATAGTATGCTCCTGCCAATACGAATGGCTCCGGGATCAATTAATTATTATAGAGCTGGTAGTAGAGACAGAATAGAAACTTTAAATATTGGTGCCAACAATCCTTTAGGATTGAATATGGAAGAACAAAGAAGAAGAGCAATCGCTCAAGCATTTCATGTAGATCAGTTACAAATTACAGAAAACAGAACCATGACGGCAACCGAAGTGCAAACTCGTCAAGAAGAAAAAATGAGAATACTTGGACCGGTCTTAGGAAGATTACAATCTGAATTATTGCAGCCTATGATTATTCGGATTTTTAATATTATGTTACGATCCAATCTGTTTCCAGAAGCTCCAGAAATTTTAGACAATCAAGAAATAGATGTGGAATATGTATCTCCAATGGCTTTGGCACAAAAAGGTCAAGAGCTAAACGGTATCATGAGAGGATTAGAATTGTTTGGATCTATTTCGCAAATGGCTCCACAAACTTTGGACTACATTGATCCAGCAGGTTTGGTTAAAAATATTATTAAAATTTTAGGTTTGCCAGCAACGATGATTAGATCGGATGCGCAAGTACAGCAAATCTCAGAAGAAAAAGCGCAAGCGCAAGCTCAGCAACAAGAAATGATGCAAGCAATGCAAGAAAGCGAAGTAGCTAAGAATGCAGCGCCAGCCATAACCGCTATAGGAAATGCAGAACAATAAAAAATTACTTGATTTAATCAATCATTATAAAATAGTTTTTGGATCTGACGAGGGTAAGTCCGTCTTGGAAGATTTAGAAAGAAGATGCTTTTACAATGTAACTACATTTAGTAAAGGCGACACAAACGAAACAGCTTTTTTTGAAGGCCAAAGAACGGTTTTGCTTTTCATTAAAGGTATGCTCAACAAAAAAATAGAAAAAGAAAAGGAGTAATCTAAATGGATCAGACAACTGAACAACCGATTGTTCAATCTGATGTACAGCAGACAACTACGCTTACAGCAGACAGAACCGAAGTTACGGAAGCACCTCAGACTAATGAGGCTCCTGTAGCAACAACACAAACAACAGAAGTTGATTTTAAGTCTTTAATACCAGAAGCGTATAAAGAAGAAAAATCATTACAAAATTTTAACAAGATGGATGATTTTGTTAAATCTTATTTGCATTCACAAAAGCTAGTAGGGTTAGATAAAATTCCAGTGCCAAACAAGCATGCTACCGAAGAGGATTGGAAAGAGGTTTATAAAAAACTTGGATCTCCAGAAACTCCAGATGGTTATCAATATGATTTGCCAGCGGAAAATAATTTAAACGAAGAATCGTTAAAGTCTTTTTCAGAGCAAGCAGTTAAATTAGGTTTGTTACCCAATCAAGCTAATGGCATTGTAAAATATTATAATGATTTAATGGAACAGTCTCAATCAGACATACAAGCTAAATCTGAATCTGCAAGATTAGATGCAGAAGAAGTTTTAAGAAAAGAGTTTGGTCCATCGTTTAATAATAAATTAACAGGAGCTAAAAACTTAGCCACTGCTACTTTAGGAGAAGAATTTTTAAATTCAACTTTATTGCAAGATGGTTCTAAATTAGGAGACAATCCAACAGTAGTAAAAGCATTTGCATCTTTGGCAGAAAAATTATCCGAAGATACTATTGTCAAAGGAGATACTCCATCGTATATGACAACCAGCGAAGTTCAAAAACAAATTCAGTCTTTGACACAGCAAGGTTCTCCATATTGGGAAAAAGCTCATCCAAATCATAAACAAAATGTGGATGAGGTATTTAAACTTAGACAGCTTATTTCTTCATAATGGCTGACGGTTTAAATCCTTTAGACGATGTGGAAATAAAATTAGAATGCCTTAGACTGGCGGTAGAGTTTGCGCCAGAAAGTATTAGATTAGATCCGCTTAAAAAAGCGAGTATTTATTATGATTGGGTGCATTCCAAAAAAAATTCAACGAGACAATCTAAAAAGACCTCGTTCAATAAAGACAAAGTGTAGTCTATAAATATACAGAAGCGATCTCTCATTCGAGAGGCAATCAAATCGATTATATTAACCAACAACAATAAGGAGATATAGTTATATGTCATCACAAATAACTACGGCTTTCGTTGAACAGTATTCAAATAATGTTCAAATGCTTAGCCAACAAAAAGGCTCTCTTCTTAGAGGAACTGTTGATGTGGAATCAATCGTAGGAAATAATGCTTTCTTCGATCAAGTTGGTGTGGCTACTGCTCAAAAAAGAACGAGCAGACATGCTGACACTCCACAATTAGACACTCCTCATTCAAGAAGAAGAGTATCGTTGGTTGATTATGAGTATGCTGATCTTATCGACAATCAAGATAAGGTTAGAACTCTAATCGATCCAACTTCATCTTACGCAATGGCAGCTGCATATGCACTTGGCAGAGCAATGGATGATGAAGTAATTTCAGCAATTTCTGGAACAGCCTTTACAGGACAGACTGGTAGTACATCTACTGCTCTTCCGGGTGGACAGAAAATAACTGAAAGTGGAACAGACGGACTAACAATAGCAAAATTAAGAACTGCAAAAGAGACTCTTGATAGCGCTGATGTTGATCCATCATTACCTAGATTTTTAGTTGTAGGACCAAGACAAGTTTCTGATTTGTTAGGTACTACTTCTGTAACATCTAGCGACTTTAACAGCGTGAAAGCTTTAGTGAATGGCGAAGTTGATACTTTTATGGGTTTCAAATTCATCACATCTAACAGGCTTGCAATCGCTTCTTCTAAAAGACTATGCCTAGCCTATGTTGGCGATGGTGTTAAGTTAGCTCTTGGTCAAGACATCATGACTAGAATTGATGAAAGATCAGACAAGGGATACAGCACTCAAATTTATGTGTGTCAATCCGTTGGAGCAACTAGAATGGAAGAATCTAAAGTTGTAACAATACAAGCTCACGAAGCTTAAACAAAAGGAGAATAAAAAATGGCAAGTGTTAAAGGTGTAAATTACACAAACATAACAGCTACTCCGATTGTAAAAGCGGATAGCGAAGTTGCTGGAGGAAAAGTTAGAGTATCTTATGATAACTACGAAGCTTCTTCTTTGGGATCTGGATCAGACATTACGATTGGTAGAGTTCCAGCTAATGCAACTATAATAGATGTTGTTCTAAAGTGTGATGCTTTAGGCGGATCTTCAACTTTAGTAGTTGGAGACAGTGGAGACGCTGACAGATATTTAGCTGCTGTAGGTACTTGGAATGCTGCTGGTCAAGCTCAATCAATGTTAGCTGGCTCAACAGCTGCTAATACTGCGATGACTGGTCTTGGTTACAGAACAACTGCGGAAACTGATATTGTAATCACAACTGGAGGAGCAACTATAAGTGGCTCTATTCATTGTTGGGTTATGTACACAGTTGAGTAGTCAATAATCAATACTTTGGAGTGTGGCGGTGTAGCAAAGCGAGGCCGCCACCTCCTCTCAATTTGATAATGGCAAAAACAATTTCAAGAAATAAAAAAAATTACAGACCTACTAACAAAGGTGCTGGAATGACAAGAGCTGGTGTAGCATCTTATCGAAGAGCCAATCCGGGATCTAAACTTAAAACAGCAGTAACTGGTAAAGTTAAAAAAGGATCAGCTGCTGCAAAACGAAGAAAATCTTATTGCGCTAGATCAGCAGGACAGCTTAAAAAATCTTCTGCAAAAACTAGAAACAATCCTAACTCAAGGATTAGACAGGCTAGAAGAAGATGGAAATGTTAAAAAATTTTAATAGTAAAAAAGTAGGAGAAAAAATTTAATGGCAAGTGTAGTAAATATGTGTAATTCAGCGCTTAATCTTTTGGGTGCAAGTACAATAATTTCATTAACGGATGACACCAAAAATGCAAAGTTATGCAATCAAAGATATGAACCTATCAGAGATAGAGTGTTTAGATCTCATAATTGGAACTGTTTAATTAAAAGAGTTCAATTAGCTAGAAATAGCACAGTACCAGTCGTTGAATTTAGTTATGCTTACGCATTACCATCGGACTCTCTAAGAGTATTAAAAGTTCATAACGGAACTACAGATAGTATTGCATCAAGTTTAGAATATAAAATTGAGGGTAAAAACATTATAACGAATGAGGGTACTGTATATGTTGTTTATGTTGGGTTAGATACAGATCCTAATAATTATGACAGTTATTTACGGGAAAGTATTTCCCACCAATTAGCTGCTGACATTTGTTATGCAGTAACTAACAATGCAACTCTTGCAAATAATTACATGGCAAGAGCAGACGAAAGATTAAGAGAAGCTAGATTTATAGATGCTACTGAAAACTCTTTAGATACGATTGAAGCAAACGAATTTACCAACGCAAGATTATAATGCCAAGAACCACAGCAGCATTAAGTAGTTT